GCGAAACAAAGAGAAAATCACGTATACTCCAGTGCCCGTTGTGACGAGCTGGAGAACGTGTGGGAAGAACACAGTCAGTATCTCGACGAACAAGGACAGATATCAGACTGGAGTAAAGTACCAACAAAAGCGCGGAAGAAAATCTTAAGATGCAAATCTTTCCCGAAAGAAGAGCATTACGATGATTACAAACACCCGCGCGCAATAAATTCCAGATCAGACTTTTTCAAGTGTCTGGTCGGTCCAATTTTTGATAAAATTGGTGAAGAAGTATTCCACTATTCAGTTCCTGGAGAACCAAGCCCATTTATCAAGCTGGTGCCAGTGAGAGACAGACCCCAGGTCGTCAAAACTCACCTCCAGGAAGACGGTGCGGAATACAATGTCACCGATTATTCATCTTTTGAAGCTCACTTTGATGAGGAATTCTTAGAGGTAATTGAATTCGAATTGTACAAATACATGGTGTCGGAGATCGGAGAGAAGGGGAAAGCCTTTTCTGCAACAATAGATCTCGCATTCACGAAGGATAATTACATGGTGTTTAAGGCGTTCGTAGCTTATGTGCGAGCGACAAGAATGTCGGGCGAGATGAACACGTCGCTCGGCAACGGATTCGCAAACCTGGTGTTGGCAAAATACCTGGTTTGGTGTAAGGATCCGAACGCCAAGCTCAAAGGATTCTTTGAAGGTGATGATGCACTCTTTACCGTCACACCCAAAACAGCGACACCCACCGCCTTAGATTATCAGCGGTTGGGTTGTAACATGAAAGAGGTATTGAAATTCACTGACTTAGGTGAAGCCTCTTTCTGTGGCATGTTGTTTCACCCTGAAGACCCGGACTTGACAGTAGTAACCAATCCACTGAAAGTCTTGGCCAAAACAGGATGGGGTTCGAGGAAGTATGTCAATGCAAATTCGCGTACCAAGAACTCACTCCTGCGAAACAAGGGGTACTCTGTAGCGCACTGCTACAGAGGTTGCCCGATCCTAGACTCCTTCGGGGCCTACTTGTTGAGGGTGACTTACGAAGACAAAGAAAAAGAGGAGAAGCTCATAAATAACTCATCCTGGTGGGAACGTAACCAGCTCCGGGTGAATCGCACAGAGGATTCACACCTGAGGAAAACGCCGCACCGTCTGACGCGTGAACTCGTGGAAAGACTTTATGGGATTGATGAGGACACACAGCTGAGAGTAGAGAGTTATTTAGATAACCTCGACCGGTTGGTGCCACTCGAGATTGACTTGCTAAACTGGCCCAAGGTTTGGACCGACTATTATGATAACTACACGATGCAATTTGCTGATAAAGACAATTGCATATGTGAGGTTGGGATCAATGATCGGGA